AAAGGGTAAACAGTTTGCACGCCCATTCCTGATAGCCCCATTGGTACGATACGGTCTTTTACGTGTATGGCAGCTATTCTACCAGGTTGCAATACTCTGAATAAGTTAGGGGTAAGGTAGTCCATTTGCTTAAAAAATTCCTCATTGCTTTCAGAGTGTCCAAAATCAGCATAATTAGGAGAATACTCGTATTGAGTGCTGAAGGGTATTGAGGTAAGGATAAGCCCTACACTGTTGTCTTTTAGTGCGTGTGGGTTTTCATTAGGATCGAGTTCTACTACATTGTCGTTATTTACGATATGGTAGTAATCATTTTTTATCTCAATACGCTCCACGCCTATCTTGCGCGTTAATACTTGTGCCATTTCAGAATGAGATAGTCCGTATTTTTTAATTATTTCGGTCATATTCTTTACGAGTTTATTATGGTTTTTCCACTTGTTTTCTAAGGTTTTACGCACGTTGCGTTCGGCTTCGGTATAGATTAAATCTACTCGTACCACGTTCTTCTGTAGGAAACGTTGCAGGCGGTGTATAGATTGAATAAAGTCGTTAAACTTATAACCTATCCCTAAGTATATTGCCCAGCTGCAATACCGCTGAAAGTTACACCCTGAGCCTGCTATCACAGGCTTTGCTCCTAACTCTTGCAACTCGCCATAAGAGAATTGCTTTATTATCTCCTCACGCTTTTCAAAATCCTGAGAGCCATATATTGATTTTAGTGTTGGGATAGCCTTTTCGATTGCTTTGCGTTCACTCTCTAAGTCGTGCCATATTACACGATGTGCTTCAGGGTCTTCAGCACGTAGTTCTAACATTTTAGCAATGCGATCATCTAATGACTCCCTTTTTTCTTGTGCTGATTGTTGTAGCCCAAGTGCTGTGTCTTTAAACAACTTTCCTTGTCCGTCTTTCTCTACTCCTGCGTTTTCGTGATTAGTAGGTATTTCGTGCCAACGCAAATCTAAGTCGGGGAGTATGTAGCCCATATCGTCTGCTTCGTTTTGGGTAATATCAGAAGGCTTTGTAACGAAAAGCCCCCAAGAGGACACCCATAACCAAAACTCCTCTTCTTTATGAGCGTGCAAAGTGAGTTTATCAGCCTTAGTACTATCACGTTTAAAAAAGCGTGTTTTGGCTTGTGATACGTCCATTACCCCTAAGAAGTCGGCATACGCTAATAACTCTATATAATCATTAGGGGAGGGAGTGGCCGTGGCTACAAATCGGTATTTGATATTGTCAGCCCCTCTACGCTGTTGCATAGGACCAGCGTCACCTGTGAATAACCTCATAAACTCGCGGAACGTTTTAGAGCCTCCCAATCCTCTGAGGATACTCGCCTCGTCAAGGCTTGCCACCTGAAAGTGTCGAGGGTCTAATTTGCCGTCTCTGATACTTTCATAATTGGTTAGGTAGATACCGTCCTTATCGTCCGTTTCTTCAATTCTGCGGATAAACTTAGGGGCTACCTCCCAGCCGAGAATATTCTTAGCGTCTTCGACAAACTCTTGTCGTACAGAAAGAGGGCAAACTATTAGCCCTTTGCCACCTCCTAACTTTTGAAGGACTACCCTAACAGCTTCCAGCTGTGTAACGGTCTTGTGAAGCCCAAAAGAGGCAAAACAAGCACGCCTACCGCCTTCGACCATCCACTTTACCATAAGGCGATTGTGGGGCTTCATTCGTGGGTTAATCTCATCGAGCGAGCATTCAAACCCTTGTTTAGGAGCAATTTTGATTTTGTTCTTTAAAAACTCTTGATACTGATACTCATTCATTTTTTGATTTGAAATTAGAGATTTGATAAAGATTTATGCGCACTCAATCTCCTTCAAATCGGGTTAAACAAATTAGACGGCTTTTTAGCCATTTGGTAGTGGTTGGTTATTAGGTAGTTGTGTTGTTTGCGATACTGTTTTGTTGTTTTAATAGCCTATTTTTTAGACGGGTTTTAGACATTTAAGTAATCTTAGCCCCCGCTCACGGCTCGAACGTGAGTGCTTGCCTATCGGGGTGCACAATGGCTACATTACAACGTTTCTTTGCTTTTATCTATATATTCCTTGCAAAACTGGTGGTCTATAACTGCCTCTACATTCAGCGTTTTTGCCGATAGCAAGGTCATTGTGTAAGGAGGTAATTCTTTATCCTCATCAGCCACACGCATATAAGTTTCATAAAACGCCTCGCTTAGTACTTTTGCTTCTTCTGCATTAGGTGCTTTCACTAAAAAGCGCATTGGGTAAGATTCTTTATTTACCATTATTTCTACCTCTATCTGATAGAACTTATTTTGCTCCTCATCGCTGTTTTTCTTTGCTAATGATACAAGGGTAAAATACTGCTGTTCTTTGAGTGATTTTATTTCATAAAAACCAATGTAATTTTGTTCTATGTAGTCAGTTATAATTCCCCTTGCTACATCTATGCTGTTAGCATATAGGTAGAACGTTCTTTTTTTTCGAGAGATTTCCACTACCGCTGTCCATATAGTACTGTTGCCTAATACAGCATCTGCAGTGCGTTGTATTGAACTTAATCGTACATCTTTAATGTTAAGTTCCCCACTCTTGATAAAGAAGTCTATGGTTTGAAAATTCTCATCATTTAATTCTTCGCCCTTAGAAATAATGAGTTCTTTTCGTTCTATGGTTACGACTTCCCCAGTATCCTCGTCTGTAAAATCTTCTTTCCAGCGTCTGTAAAGACTATTCATTAGGTACTTAGATTCTTTTCCTTTCAACAACGCAAGGTCGTTGGAAGTCATTAATTTCTCATTAAATCGGCTTACGGTTTCTTTTTTCATTGCTTATTTTACTTTAAAACTTGCTTATTTATGTTTTTACTTTGATATTCAGTGCTTTATAACTTGTTTTTGTCCTTGCTTAACGAGAGGTGAAAATTGCTTATTCCTCATTATCAGGTTCAGGCAAATCAAGATTGAAATTATCCACACACATCTGCCTTACTTGCTGTTTAAACTCCTTCTCCCATTCGTAGGTGGTCAGCTTGGTGCTGCTCATAGGTACTCGCTGTATCTCACCTGTGGCAGGATTAGGACGCTCCTCATAATTACACAAGGCTTTCAGTACATTATGAACCTCATTAGGAGGGTAAAACTCGCCCCAAGTATCATTGATAGCCTGTTGTATGATAGGTATCCAAACACCCCAATAGAAAGCATTTTGCTGTACGCTTCGTTTCTTGCTTCGCCTCTCAATGGTGATATTGATATTTGTATCCTCAAATGAAGCTATAGCATTTTGTATAAGATTGCGATTTTGTACCAATTTGCCGTTTTTTACGTTACTCGGAATGGTTATCTTTTTCATTGTTATTCATAAGCTTTTTCATTATAATTTACAAACTTCCACCCTTGCGACATAAGTAGGTTTATATTTTGCTTTGACAAATAATTATCATACTTTCTTGTGTAACTATCACCAATACCTCCCCCAGTAAACGTGTTTTGACCTAAATATTGTTTTATTTTGGTCATTTTATCGCTTGTATTGCGCCATTCATCTGACCTTTTATCATCTTTTGAGTCTTGTTCCACACAATGAAATTTAACGTCGTTAGTATAATCATAATATACTGGTTTCAAGAATATTGTGTTTTTATATCTTTCCTTATTGTACTCAACATATTCATTCGTACCTTCTCTATCTTTCAACTCGACATACACTTGTGAAATATAAGTACCTTTATCATTTTGATATAAAACAAAATGTTTATCGTTTTCAACTATGAACTTCATCAATTCAGTCGTCTTAATACGTAGCTCATTAGCAAGATTACTGATATAAGGTTTTTTGTTAAAAGCAACTTTGTACAAATCAAAGCACTCTTTTACTTCTTTTAAATTTAAATTTTTCATTTTGTCTTTATTTTGAAAGCAAGGCAGGACTCGAACCTGCTACTATCCCTTTTGATACTTGCTTTTTGTGGTTACTAATTACCTAATATTACTGGCGTTCTACCGTCTGTTATAATAACCTTATTGGAGGTCTTACCCATCATCTCAATATACTGCTGCATTAGGATTTCCCTTGTAAGCCCTACCGATTGTACTTTGTTCGTTTCTGCATCTATCTTTGCCTTTTCTAACAGCATTCTTGAGGTCTCTAACTCATTCTTTACTCTGTTAGCTTCTTGTATAGCTTTATTCCTATCTTCTACGGCTTTCAGCATTGAAGCAGGTGGTTTAAGCCCCGATGTAAGTGTAGTAAGGTCAAAGAATTTTGTTTTAAACTCCTCTTT